TTTGATATAGATAATTATAATATAGAAGAATTAGTGAATATTATTGGATTGGGTTCCGAAATACCTTTAACAAATGAAAAAATCGTGTCAACTATTTCAAAATTTACAGAAAAATTTGAAAAGAAATTTGAAAAGAAAGAACTTGGTGAAAAAGAAAAAACAAATTTTATCGATTTTTTTTACCAAATTCAAGAAAAACTGTTAAATAATAAAAAAGAGGAAACAGTAAGAGATTTATTTGATGATGAAATTGTTACTGAAAGTATTACAAGGAAAGCTATACCTGTAAATAGTAGAGAACCCAGAAAAGCAGTGTTGTATGATAAGGATATTATGGGGGAAACGCAAATAACTGGGATGCAAAATGTCAATCCAGCTCCCTTTGACAATATAACAGCTGATTATAAAAATCCTCTTTTAAGAAATACAGCCAAACAATTAATCACAATTGATAGCAAACATAGAACTATCTCAAAATATGCTACAACTGGAAAGGGTGATATTGGTGGTTGCCCTGACTCCGGTACACAATATAAAACCGCAATTGCACAAACTTCTACAAATTTCACAGTAAATCTAGACCCACCTATAAAAAATGTATTAGAAATTACTTTTGAAAGCGCGAACATTCCCAATGAGTGGTATGTTTTTTCAAAAGATTATGGTACCGATTATTTTGTTGAAAAAAAAGCGGTTGGTCCCGCGGGTAATTACACTTATACCGATATAAGTAATGTTTATATAGAAAATGGTAAATACAATTCAACAAACTTAATTGATGAGTTAAATAGTAAAACTGATAGATTAATATTTACATATAGTGAAATATCAAATAAAATTACTGTTAAAAATAACATGAGTTATTCTATGGGAATAGACTGGTATTCTTTAAATGTTCCAATGTGTTCTACTACAGGAAACGGTGGAAAAATAGATTATAATTTAGGTTGGTTGCTTGGGTTTCGTAATACTGATTATATTTTGGAGGCCAATGCCAGTATAACTGGAGAAGCGACATTAGATATAACGGGACCTACATATTTGTATATTGCTCTTGACGATTTCAATAATAATAAACCTAATCAAAATTTAGTATCATTTCAAAATAATGTTTCTTCTTTCGCAATGCCGAGTTATTATGTTAGAACGACAATGGGACCAACCTGTGATTTGACAAATCCTGAATATATAAATCCAAGTAATAGTTGTGGTAAAAAATATGCAAATAAAGATTTGTCTTCTAATTTAACTTCAAAACAAAGATATACGATAGACCAAATTAAATTAGCGATGAGTGGGCAAAGAACTGAAAGATATTCCAGTCCTAATAGTGCTGATATTTTGTCAAAAATAAATGTTCAACTAGAAAAAACTCATACACAGGTAAAGGAAGTTAATTTAGAATATAAAAAAAGGTTTTATTTTGGTCCAGTAAATTTAAGAAAACTGCATGTTCGATTATTAAATGACAAAGGGATGGATATTAATTTAAATAATACAGATTGGAACTTTTCGTTCATTGCCACCACCGTTTACCAACCTTAACTTATAGTGCAACAACTGGATTGATTTGCATAAGAACAAGTATCTCTATTTTTTAAGACTAATTTATTTTTTATTCCACCAGAAATACCTGGATGATTATCTAATTCATAATTTGCAATTATATAATCAATCATTTTACATAAGGCTGTTTTAGTATTTACGTTATTTTTTGCCGAAGTTTCAATATATAATATATTTTTCTCTCTAAATTTTTCTTCCATCTCGTCTTTTGCTATTATTCTTTTATTTGAATCACATTTATTCCCAATCACTATCATATTTGTTTCGCAATTTCTATGATTATTAAATTCGTTTAACCAATAATCTATTTTTTTCAAAGAAATACTATTCGTTAGGTCAATCACATAAAAAACACCAACAATATTCTTATAATAACTCCTTACTATCGGTGCAAAACATTCTTGCCCCGCCGTATCCCAAAATTGCAGTTTCAACTTTTTACCACCCCTTTTAAAATATAACACATTGAATTCAACACCTATTGTCGGTTGATAATTTAATGGTTTCACCTGGTTGCAAAAACTCGATATCAATGTCGTTTTTCCACCACCAGCATCCCCTATTGTTATTATTTTCATTACATAATCCATATATATATAATAGTTATATTTTTTCTACATTGTTGTAGGTAAATTAATATTTGGTTTTAGTGTTTAAGAATATATCTTTGACGAGTGTTTCGATATTTATCACTGTTTCGATGATATTTTTAGCGTGTTTGTCCATATCTCTTTTAATTTTGCTGATTTTTCTTTTGATTTCGGAGGATATTTTGGATAATTTGTCGCAAATTTCTTTATCTTGGAAATCAACATGATTTGCACATAGGATAGATTCGATTAAATCAACGGCGCATTTAATTTTGTTGTTATTATTATTAGTGTTGTGGAGGTACATGACTGGTTTGGAATCAATTATATCGATTTGAAAATCGTCTTTCTTGCTTACACCGGAAGAGTTGGAGATGAGAATGCCGCCAAAAACGTCGGCATTTTCGCGAATATCTTTTTCGAATTTATCGATTTCTTTTTTTGGAACATTTGAACTATAATCTTTATTATCAATAAGGATTTTCTTGTCATTTTTACAAGAAATGATGAAATCGCCTCTACCAGGCTGTGAATGTGTGTCTTCAATTTCATTTTTAGGAAATAACATGGTTAGTGTTTGTTTCATTTTATCTTCGCCAACTTTCCCTTTGAAAAATGAATTATCATTGACTTTTTGAATAGACATTAAAGATTCCTGCATTGTTTCTATTTTTTTGTCATAATTAGCACGTATTTCTTGTATTTCGTTTTTATGTTCTTTCGTTAGTTCGTCCCGCCTTGCCATTTCAGTATTATTGAAGTTCTTTCTTAAAGTATCAATATTATTCTGTGATTCTTTTAGTTGTTTTGTGATATTTTCGATAGTTTCATCCTTGAAATTTAGTTGTCCTTTATAGTTTAAACTAATACTTTCTTCTGTTTGTTTATGTAAATGTGTTTGTTTTACTGAAAATTCTCTCCGTAAATCTTTTATAATTCTATTTTTGGATTCTAATTCATTTAAATATTTTTTTTCTGTTTCTTTTTGAGAGGATTCGATATTTTTTATTTTTAATGAAAAATCGCTGTTTTCCCATCTTTGTTTTTGATTTTCCATTGATTCATATGCAATTATTCCCAATTCCAACACTTTAATAAGTTTTTGACCAGATAATTTTATGATTTTATTTAATAATTCTTTGTCGGTGATATTTGGTATTGCAATATTTACAACACTTGCAACATTTTCCATTATACTTTATAAATTCTGTATAAATCTTTAAGTTTATTGCGTAATTTTTTTATATTTATTAATGTTATTATGAATTCGATAGTCCATATCAAAGAAAAGAGTGATATGATATTGGAACCTTTGCAAGTCATGATTCAATTAAGTTTATTAGCACATTGTCCTGTTGGGACGAAGTTGAGTATTTCGGATAATACGTTATATTTGCAGCAACCATCCTGGAGTCAGGGTGTCACACGGTGGTATATGAAGGACAATAAGGATGACTTGTATTATTTGTTTCAGGCAATTAGGCGGTATTATTTATGGTATAAACCTGACAGTTGCATAATATATGAAAAAATATTGTTGTCGGCGATAAAAGGTTTAAAAAATCTAATAAAAACGTATGAAAATACTGATAAAATTTCGATAAGGCATACTTTAACGCTTTATACTAATATTTTAAGTTTAGAATCACCGGATTTGTTTAAAGAAACATTGGAGGATTCGGTAAATATTGATAAAGTATTTGAAAATGTTACAAAAATGTATAATAAGAAGATATTGTCAGTTGTGCATAATGGGTTGAGTTTGTTGGAGGATGAGGAAAAAGAAGAGAACAAGAAATTTGTTTATGATGGATTGCAAAATATTTTAATACCACAGAATATTAAAATAAAATTATGGATTAGAGAGAATTTAACTTGTTAATTTTTTTCTACATATGAAGAATTATAAAAGTGACGCAAATTTATTTTGTTCTTTTTACGGTTTTTTTGCGACGTTTTTTTCCTCGACGTTTTTTTATACTGCGCTTTTTTCTCTTCCTTTTAACTGTTCTTTTGCGCTTACGTTTGCGCGTTTTACGTCTTTTCTTTTGTTTTCTTGTCTTTTTTTTTCCGCCACTTACTTCAGCAAGTGCTTTACAAAATTCTCCTGGACAACCACAGGCCGCATCCAAGCAGTCTTTCGGTCCTGCAACCGCTCCAGTAGCCGCACCAGCAGCAGTACAACACTTTACCCATGGATCCTCAAAAATATTTCCTTCGATTGGGTCGCCAAAGGCGACGTTACACCCAACACCAACACCAGTGCCAATTGTTGCCCCTACTGCAGCTCCACAACCTTTCTCCCCCACCTCCACACCTGATGGTATATTATTCCAAACATTGGTTGCTAACCTGGTCATCTCTTGAACTCGAGGTAAATTTTTTAAATCTTTGTACCGTTGATTTATCTCCTGTGCCATTCGGGCATCACTCCATAGCGGCCACGGTGTTTCTTGAGGGACTGTGGACTGTGGAGGGACTGTGGACTGTGGAGGGACTGTGGACTGTGGAGGGACTGTGGACTGTGGTAGTTCCACAAGAAGTTTTTCATCATTTGTTTTGGGCTGGTGTCGCCGCCGTCTCATTATATAGTATTAAAATATATTAATTTGAATGGTATTAAAAATATTTTAATGAATTTAATACAAGTATGAAAATTTGCAACGGTACTTTTGACGAGAAACACCTAAACTGTATATTTGCGGCCTTTGTCTGGTTCCAAAAATTCACTATGGTATCGCCAACGTTAAGTTGGTGTACGTAGGAGAATTTATTGGGCAAACGTTACAACACCGGCCACAATAGAAAAAAGAGAACAAAAAAGATAAAAGAAAAAAATAAATATTAGATTAATATATATGATTTTATCTGATTTCGGCTTTATTTTTTTATATGTAGCAGCCTTTGGTTTTTCAGATTATTTTGTAAAAATATATAAATTAAAAGGCTTCCAATATTTAACATACTATTTATTAATAG